AGACAAGATGATTGCAGACCTTGACGGTGGAGTTGATGAATTCTTCCGTCGTACATCCCTTCCTCAGCTAATAGATAACCTAGATGCGAGTGGAGGCCCGAGACGCACTTCTCGCTTCCAAGGTATGGGTCTCTCTAAGGCGATGAAGGGTGGGGTACTTGCTGCAGCTTCAGTTACTGCTCTGGGATTAGCGTTCGGCAACCGCAATGACCAAAGACCTGATAGCCATACTGTATTCCGCACCCAGAATTATGAGAGGTGGAAGGAGTTCCAGTCGAACTTCGGACATCTGAACGACAACGACAAGGGTTGGCGTTCAGGAATGAATGAGTCAGGCATTGCTGCAGACAGGCGTAAGTTCAACACGGACTTCGGCTCACCTTACCGTGGTCCTTGGACATCTAATGCTGTTCTAATGGACCAGGAGCTTCTTGCTGAGCGTGAGAAGTATATGCGCTCAGTATACGGAGTTAGGCACTACGATCCAGTAGCAGGAGTCTTCGCAGACATCTCCACCCTACGAGCTTTTAACCCTCTAAGGCATGCTAGCTCTATTCCCTCTGGATTCGTTGGAGAAGGTATTGATGCGTCCCAGTACTCCGGGATGAAGGGTAAGAACCTTCTAGGGATTAACCTATCTAGTGGGAATTGGAAGGTTACAGCCGAGGACGCAGACACAGTGTCCGTCGCGCGACGTGGCGTAGTGGGTGCGATTCAGGGCTTCTTCGGAATGAATAAGTACTCGTTCCGACTAGCTGGTATTGACTCTCCAGAAATTAGTCACGGTGCTCGTAGTTGGTACTCGCCCCAGCCACACGCGCACGAAGCGAAGACTGCAATGGAAGCGATTATTGCAGGAGCTGGAAACCTTGAGATTGTCTACGACCCCACCCAGTCTACTTATGGGCGAGGCGTCGGCGTTCTATTTGCAGACAAGCGTAACGTAAACTTTGACCTAGTAAAGCAGGGCCACGCCGCAGCACTACCTTATGGTAGCTGGAAGAAGTCCATGGTTGATTACTCGGTCGCGGTCGCCCATGAGACGAAAGCTAGAGAGGCAGGCCGAGGCCTCCACGCTGAGCCATTCTTCCAGATTTACTATGGTATGTCTGACAAGATGGATCAAAGACTTACGTTTAACACCATCGCTCAGAGGGCACGACTTTCGAAGAACGCTACACTTATGTCAGGCGCATCCCTCATGCGCCAGGCTCAGGAACAGGGTTACGCTGGGGTTAACGACTTGAACGCAGCTGTAGAGATTGGCTCTACGTTGCAGAGAGTTGGAACTTACGATGATTATAGAAACCGTAGCACCTATAGAACCCACCAGGCTCCACACAATAACTATATGTCTGAAATGCTTAGAGACACCTCGGAGTTAATGAAAACTAGGGGCGGACGCCAGCAGGACAAGTTTAAGCACAGGGGTGGCTATGGTAAACTAGATAAGAAGCTGTCACTGGACACAGCGGGTACAACTACGTCAGTATATGCTCGACGCAGTCTTCAGGCCTACAAGGACTACGGTGCAGACGTCGCTGCAGCGAGAGAGAGAAAGCATAGGCGCTCAGTGCAGGCTGCAGCCCAAAGACAGGTAAACCAGAGCGTTTTCAACAGCGCCATCGGCCACCATAGGATGTAAGCATGGCAAACCATTTGGGCAAAAGGCCGGGGGCCCCAGGCTATCAACCATTAGGCACAGGCGAGCTGCTTAGTGGAAACTTCGGTCCGGGTAGTCAGCCGGCGCCGACTGCCAGAGCTACAGCTGGATTTGATCACTATTGGAATCCCTTTAACCAGCCTGGAAGAAGGTTTGGGCAGGGTGGAATTGGTGTTCGCAATATGATCAGGAGTTTTGGCGTTGACTCCTCCTGGGATCGAAACCCAACAGGTACCCCTGGAGTTAGTCCGCACGGGTCTTTAGCAGGGCTAACTGGTAGTCGCCTAGGGGCGCGACTACCTAGTGCAGCCCCCAGTGCGCCCCCTTCTGCAGCAATCGATGCTAGTAGTCTCGAAGCTCCTACACCCGGACTTCGAATGAGAGGCGCTTTGGCGATGCGCGCTGCAGGCGCATCTATGCATACTTCGAATATGAGGGCTCTCAGTGGACCGGGACTACTTCAGCGAGGACGAAACTACGTCCAAGCAGGAGGAATGATGCAGGCTGGGTTCGAGAGAATGGGTGGTCAGCACGCAGCAGGACAAAGCTTTTATCGCTGGGGAAACAGCTTTTATCGAACTGGGGCAGCCCAAGGTGTAATGGGTCCACAAATTCTTGGCGGAGCCTCTGTTCAAAATGGAAACCTCGTAGGTCGTGGGGGCACCTCTCTCATTACTTCTCCTAATGGTCGGCCTATTAGTACTAAATCCATTTCAATGTTTGGGAAGTCAGTAAGTACCTCAGCGTTGATGAGCGGCGCTGGGGTTGCTGGTTCTGCGTACTACATGTACCTAGGCTACAAGGGTGAGGTTACTGGTCATACCGGAATGCATGGAGCCTTTGACGCAGGCACCATCGATTTGGCAACGATGTCTGGTGTTGCTCGCTTCTCGTCAGTGGCAACAGCGGTCGGCGCTGGCGTAGCTACGAAGAAGCTAGGCTTTATGCGAACCGCAAGTGTATTCCTGGCAGCCTCGATCGGAGCAAGTGCGGGACACGGCGCGATGGGTATTCCAGGTTCGTTCGCTGGTGGTTACGTCGGTGCCAGCCTTGGGCGGGCACCGTTAAGACTCGCTGCCGCTGGTGCAGTAGTTGGTGGAACAGTAGCTGTAGGTAAGGGAGGCTACAACCTCCTCAAGACCGGCTATCGTAAGAGAGCCGCGTCTAGAGGCATTGATACTGCTGGAGACATGGCTTCGTTCTACACTCAGAACGCAATGACTATGAGGGCACGGGCCGTAAGCGCAATTCGAAATAGCCATACCAACGCTCGCTCTGCTCTTGGCCAGGAAGCCAGCTTCATGCACACTAATAAGAACTACTTCAGTCCTTACAGGAGGTAAGATGCCTACTCTTTTGGCGCGACTGCCAGTCCGTTTCCAGTGGACACTTCACAACTTGGTTGCGCACCCTCTTAGTGAAATTTTATTCCAGCTAGGTCTAGAATCTCGGGGCGACTGGGTCCACGATATTACCGTACCTCTGCACGTACAAGGCGAGGGTAGAGGATGAATGAAGTCGAACGCAAAGCTGCAGTAGACAGACTCTTTGTTATTAATGAGTATGGCTACAAGCACCAGAACCCTGCCGCTGTACCCGACCCGGAGCTAGTTGAACACTACTCTAAAGAGTACGGTATCCGCACGGATCTGCACCGCACATGTACCAATTGTCAAATTCGCCAGATCGAAAAGTACAAAGAATTCGGTGAAGGTCAGCCCTTCAGCGTTAAGTGCGACGGAATCGCCAAGAGTTTGCCGAGGGGTGCGGCAAGAAAACTCAAAGAGATCTCTGCCTCCTCCGACGTGCCCTATGAGAGGGCTAAGAAGCTTATGCTCTCCACGATTGACCCAGTCGCTTGGATTGAGCTGATGTTCGGCTTTACCGACGAAGATGCTGAGTGGAACATTCGTAACTACCAGAAGGAGCAGATTCGCTGTACTGCGAACCGAGTGGTTATTCGAGAAGGCCGTCGTACTGGGAAGACTTTCGCTATGGCGTTAAAGCTTCTCTACCATGTCTTCAACTCAGAGGTTAGTAGAGGTCGAGACTCGGAGGGTAACGTAACTACACGTGGCCCGCATATCATGATCATTACTCCGTTCACCATGCAGCTAACTAACATCTTTAATGAGATGGAGCAGCTACTTAAGAGGAACACTGATCTAAGGAACGAGTGTACATCTGGTACTGGTGGCAGCCTCTACGTAAAGACTCCAAACCACAAGATGAGTTTCATTAATGGAGCAATGATTCAAGGGTTCGTCTCAGGAACCGGCGTTAAGGACGACGGTTCCGGTGGTGGAACTATGCGTGGACAGTCCGCAGACATTATCTATCTAGACGAGATGGATATGATTCCCGAGGAGATTCTAGACAAGGTAATCACGCCGATTCTTGCTACGTATCCAACCACCATCATGTATGCGACCTCTACCCCGATTGGAAAGAGAGGTAAGTTCTATCAGTGGTGTCTAGAGAGGCCGGACTTTAAAGAAGACTACCTGCCCTCGACGATGATTCCTCACTGGGAAAGCGTTAAGCACGAGTTCGAGAGTGACGGAACTAAAGAGTCATTCGCTGCAGAGTACATGGCTGAATTCATTGACTTCGGCTTTGGCGTATTCAGGCCTTCCTGGATTGCTAAGTCTAAGGCGGATTACGCATATGCAGACGTAGACGCGCCTGGCTTCTGGAGGAAGCAGGGTGTTAAGGACCGCGCCAATATGATCATTGCTATCGGTATTGACTGGAACAAGAACGCTGGATCAGAGTTCTTCGTGACCGGCTTCTCTACGGATGTGGGTCTATGGTTTGCGCTGGAAGCGGTTAACATTCCGGCGTCTAAGTTTTCCTCTAAAAGATGGAAAGAGGAAGTAATTCGACTTAACGCCAAGTGGAAGCCAGACTGGATTTATGCTGATGAAGGTTATGGTCATACAATCATCGAGGACCTAAAGCTCCATGCTCACAGAGTTAAGATGAAGGCAAAGCCGAATGTCATTGACCAGCAGACAGTTCAGCTTATTGACAGGCTCGTAGCTTATAACTTCTCTTCTACTATCAAGATGAGAGACCCGATTGACGGAACAGAGCTTAAGAAGGCTGCCAAGCATTACCTGGTGGAAAATGCTGTCTCCATTATGGAAGACAGCTTGTTTAGGTTCCCACACGGAGACGATAAGCTAAGTAAGCAGCTAAGTAACTACATCGTCGTAAAGAGGAACTCTGCAGGTAAGCCAGTTTACGGTATGTCGGAAGCACGGGTGGGCGATCACCGCCTTGATGCATGGATGCTCTCCCTTGTAGCCCTCTCTCTCGAAGAGTCGGTCTACAGCGGGAAGGGCTTGGCTTTCTCTACACCTGGATTTATTTCTAAGAAGGATCTAGACGAACGAGAAGTAGATCCTACTGATGCCGCGGACGCTGTCCAGAAGGCTGGTGTCCCTGGTATGCTGTCAGTTGTTCAATTAGTTCGCGACCAAGGAGCGAACTGGAAGGCTAATGACCCAGAGCCTCGTGGAGGTTGGGGTAAGAAGTCCTCCAGAGGAGAGATTACAAAGAGGGAATCTGAAGGCTACAGCCATCTATTCCAGGGACTTGCGAAGCATTCTGAAAGCCTCAGGGGTGACGACGAATACTCGGGAGGCAGAGCACAACCAATCTCTACACCTTCGAGAGCTGGCCCCCGCAAAGGCCGGCGCGGAAGAGGTAGGGGTAACATTTACGGAGGTTAGTTATGTCTAGTATGATTGCCAAAGCCATTGGAGCCTCTAGCGGAAGCGCAGGCACCTGGCTGGGTGCCGGACTCCTTGGAGCTGGTGCAAGTTACGCTAGCGATGGGAGCATGGGCAAAGGCGCAGCAATGGGTCTAGCTGCAGGTGTTGGTTCGCGAGCATTCATGCGAAGCGGAGCCATGAAGCTTGGTAACTCCATTATGAATGCCAGCCCAGGTGGTTCTCGACGAGCCATTGGCGGTATGAAGATGGGCGCATTCGGACTCCGAGCCTCTCTATCTACCTCGATGCAGCGAGCAGGAATGTACGCCGGAGCAGGTCTAGGTGGTATGATGTTCGGCGGAAACAGAAACAATCACAGCACAGGCTTCAACGCAAGACGTGGAAACCGAATTTAGGAAATCTAAATGGCCCTACAGCTATTCGATGGGGACTTAGTCCTTCTCACTGCACTTAATCCACTTCGCTCTCATCATGACGGTCACCTCGGTGAAGCGCACGAGCAGGTAGTGTATGTGCGGAATCAAGATGCGGCTAAGTACTACACCAGTGTAACTCTACAACCAGAGCTTATTGGTGCTTATGATGATTCTGGCGAATTTGGTACCACTGGCTGGAGCGTTAAGCTTCTCTATGGTTCGAGACAGCCCACAGAAGCGGAATGGGATGCGGCACTCTCGGGTGTAGCTATCTCTCTACCAGATATCGGTAGCACCGAAGCTGCAGATACATTCACCAACCACCCTGTATGGGTTCGTGTATACTGCCCAGGCAATGAGCCTGTGCAGATTCGTGAGAATGTGCAGCTCAAGTTGAGGTATTTCGAGCGTAACGTAGGTGCCTAATGGCTACAGAGATTCAAAAGAAGTTCAAGCGAGTATACTCGCCGCAGCAGCCCCTGGTAGCGAACACACTAGTTCATAGCCAGCCTGCTATCAATGAAGAGGTAACTCGACGTGTTGAGGAACAGGTAAAGAGAGACAGTGAAGCTTTCGTGCGCGGAGACATCAGGAAGCCCCTGACTCCAGAGCAGGCAGAAGTCGTTCAAAGGCAAGTCCAGGGAACGCTCGCCAAGGCGGCTCGCATTCGAAAGAAGATTGATGTTCTCGAAAGCCAAGTAGACGAGGTTCTACTGAGTGGTGGCGGAAGTGGGAAAGAGGTCTCTTTCAAACTCGACATCAAGCAGAAACCCAGGCTCAAGTTGGCGGTTAAACTCCTGACTGGGCGTGTCACCAACACTATTACTTACTCAACCTATAAGGAAGCTCTTCGAATCAAGAAAGAGCTAGAAGCAGAGAACGGCAAGGACGTTTTCAAGCTTGGAGATTAAATGCCTAAGGGTTTCCTAAGGTCCTCAGCTGCAGGCGAAGAGCCGGATCCGTCGAACGAGGGAGCCGAGCTTGAGAAGACCTATATTCGGATGTTCCCTAAGATTGGCAGAGACTTCGTCCACAGAGACGATCTCTTTCGACTACTACTACACCTACTTGACGTCCTAGACGTAGACCCGGCAAGGTTCCTAGAAGTGAATCCCATTGATGGTGCGCTTAAGAGGGCGCTTGAGTACAAAGTCTTCCTAGACGCTGGCGAAGACTCTAATGCAGTCTTTAAAGACTTGATCATTCTTGACGACGAAATCGAGGAAGAGTAATGGCTACAGCTGAAGAGATGTACCAGTATCAGTACGTGTCGATCATCGTTGATGAGTTCGAGAAGGCTGCGCTTAAGTCAGGTACTCGTGAAGGCGCAATGGTTTTTGCCATGCCCGCTATTGCTGCGTGCCGCCAGATTCTAGACTCAGGAGAAGAGACGATTATTAATTCCAGCGGAACGGCTTCCCAAAGCCGGCCCGCTGGGGACGGCAACTCTGGTCTAAGTGGTTCTGGTAGCGCACCCGGCGCATCTGCTGAAGGAACAACAACTCCAGGAGTAGTTCATACTCCTGGTCATGCTAGTTGCGAATTCCCAGACTTAGTTGACCCAAGTCAGGATTTCCGAGGGCTTGACATTACTCCTCCAGGAGCAAGTGTTGACGCCTCCCTGGACTTTGCTGAGCTTATCGCAGAAGTCCTGGGCGACGAACAGAGCGACATCACGCAGGACATGATTAAGGAGTGGTTAGAGGAGTGTCAGCCGTGTGACCTTCGATTGAACTTCGCTTGGCAGTTCCAGCCCACAAACCTGCTAGAACCCTTCAACCAGATGTTTGATCAAATCGAACAGATGATTGACCAGTTCGCAAACCGTATCGATCCCTTCAAGAGCCTTCAGGGTCTTTGCACTTTACTAGATGCACTTAAGGGTGCGTGTATCCCCGACCTCATCATGATACTCATGAGTCTCAAGATGCTCATCGGTAAGTACACATCCTTTGGCTTGGATATTAAACTGGATTGGACCACTGTTCTTGGTCCAATCCTTAAGTTGATCCTAGATGCGGTGCTGGCTCTCTTTCAGGCAATCATGCAAATCATGACAGCTCCTATTGACTGCTCTATTGCAATGCTTGAGGGTATCAACGAGCTTATCAACCAAGGCACAGAGCTAGCTGGGGCGGTCTACGGTGTAGGTAAGGCTCTGAGTGATACAGCTAATGGCGAGGGAACCACTGTCCCTGGAATTGGTACAGACTGGAGCTTCGAGCAAAGCCCAGAGATTGGCTATGAGCCAGGCGACGTTCGCCTTGCCAAAGAGACTGACGAGAGCGCAACATTCGCCTCGGTTGCTGAAGAGTTAGCACCGGGCTTTCCGAAGCCGGACGCCTTTAGTAACAACCCAGGCGCGCGAGGGTTCGGTCAGCAAGGACTAGGCTCCGGCGCCAACAACAAGATTAAGACTGGTGGAAAGATTTCTGGTAGTGATAGTTTCGACGACTATTTGAACAACCCGGACTTCAAGGATATCGATGCACTACAGCAGGTCATCCTAGCTCTCAGAGATGCGAAGGGTTACATTGAGAACCTATTCTCGAACCTGCAGTATGGTGTGCAGTCTTTGAATGCATTTATTACTGGTGGCCTAAGCTTTCAGTTCTCTGCAGCCGGCGGCCTCATCGCCGTACTAGACCTTATTTCTATGATTACGATGATCATACGAATGTTCCGCAATCATGGAAAAGACGTAGAGGACTGGTGTAAGTTCTTAGAAGAAAATCCACAGGTGCTTCAAGAACAGCTTGCAATCACGTATCCTAATGCTGACGTCACTGTAGCTAACAAGGATATCCACTTAACACAGGGCAGCCGAAGTGGTACTATTACAGTAGTCGGCCAGTGTGTAAACGGTCGCGACGCGGCTACTAATAACACGCTGAAAAGCTGGATCTCTGACCTAGAGCGAGGAATGCAAAATGGAGCTTAGTACATTTGAGCTAGCGTTGGACCTCGCGTCTCCTACTAATAGTAGGGATAAGACTACGAAGGCACACTTTAAGCCCAAGACAAAGAAGGTCTCAGACAGGACCCTATCCTACACAGAGCGCCACCGCGGCCAGTGGTTCCGACCTGAATACAACCTAGCTGATATTCAGATTGCGCAGACTACTAGTAGCTACTTCGCGAAAGCAGTTCAGAAGAAGACCGACCGGCTCCTAATTGCTGGTTGGGAATTTGTTGGGCACAACCCTGACACTGTCGCTTATGTCCGAGACCGAATCAAGGAAATTGAACTAGCTACCAATAGGCCTTTCCCTTTACAGATGGTGCAGACTGCAGCGGACCTACTTAGGTTCAGTAACTGTATGTGGGCTAAAGCTCGTAATGATAAAGCTTCCTCTGGGAAGCGCCGACCGATTCATGTCGGTGGAAAGATTATCGACCCAGTAGCAGGCTACTTCATCCTCCCCTTCGAAACCCTTGAGTTTAAGACTAAGGCTAACGGAGAGATTAAAAGAGTTCGACAGGTTAACCCCTCGGGGCGAACCAAGGAGTTCGCTCCCGAGGATGTAATTCACTTCTTTAGGAACAAGATTCCAGGTTTTGCTATTGGAACGCCGGAAGTTACACCTGTCCTCGACGACATCTCCCTGCTACGCAGAATTGAAGAAAACGTAGAGGAGCTTATTGAGTCCAACCTTTACCCACTCTTTCACTACCAGGTAGGTTCGGATGCGATGCCAGAGAGGTATTCGCCAGAGGGTATTAAAGAAACCGATATCATCAAGCAGACAATTGAGTACATGCCAGCAGGAGGCATCTATGTCTCAGACCATAGACATGCAATTACTGCTATTGGCTCAGAGGGTAGAGCACTTAGAGTTGAGACATACCTAGAGTACTTCAAGAAGCGAGTGTTCGCAGGCCTCGGTATGTCCGGCGTGGACTTCGGTGAGGGTGACAGTGCGAACAAGGCTACCGCCGATGTTCTCTCTAAGGGCGCGATGCAGGACATCGAAGCCCTTCAGAAGACACTTAAGTACTTCATTGAGTTCTTCATCATTCGAGAGATTCTTCTTGAGGGTCCGTTTGGGTTTAAGACGATCCCAGACGAAGACATGGTTGAGATTAAGTTTGGCATCGTGGACAAGGAGGTCCAGAGCAAGCTTGAGAACCAGACAATCCAGCTATGGCAGAACAACCTTATTAATGAAGGTGAAGCTAGGAAGGACTTGGGCCGCATGCCGGTTGAAGAGAACTTCCTTGAGACAACCTTCTTCAAGAAGTACGAAGAGCCCCTTGCACTACTCAAGGCTATGATGGCCCCAGATAGTGCTGCTGGAAATGCTCTAGCAACAAGTCCTCAGTCTTCAATTACTCCTCAGGGAGTTAAGAAGGAGGCTGCCGCAGCCAAGGCTGCCCAGTCTGCTGGTACCGGCCAGAAGGGCCGACCAGCTACTAAGTCTGCAAAGAAGAATACTTCTGCGAACGCAGCTAGGCCCGCAAACCAGCGAGGGACCCGCAGTGGGCCCAAGCTGAGTAAAGACGGCTTGACAGATTGGTTCGACTGGGCGGACAATCTATTAGAAGGAGCGGATTTGATGATTGCGAAAAGAAATCAATTCCGTATTGAGTTCGACAAGCTTGTTTCAGACTATATGGAACCAGTAGACTTTGTTGATGATGCTGAGGTTAATATCCCCGAGTGGAGATTCTACGCTCTACTGAAGAAGTATCTTGGACCTTATGCCTAACCCACGGAGCACCAATGGTTGATCTGTTCACACTTACAGACCTAGTCACGCTGAAGCCGGACCCTCGGATTACTGGGCTCAGTGACAAGGAGAAGTACGCGCTTCTTGATAAGGCTGAGGCTAGCATCGCTAAGGGTAATGGTGGTCTATTAATTACCTACGACCTCTCTCACTCGGGTCGTAGAATTAATAACCGTATCTACCCGGTGCGCGGCCAGAAGCTTGGCATCAAGACTCTAACCGAGCCGTACAATAAGCCTATCCTCCTTAACCACGATACAATGACTGACCCAATCGGTCGGTTCGTTGGAGGTCAGTGGCGGGATCTCTCACCCCAGGCGATGGGGCACTTCAATAACATTACGGATTTCCTCAAGGTTCAGGACGCTTACGAAGCTGACGACCCCCAGATGATCTATGATGTTATGAAGAAGTTCGGCCTACTTACCAACCGTAAGTGGCCGGGTCTTGGGGTAATGGAGGTTCAGGCAAAGATTTCCGATAAGGAGGCAGTAGAGAAGTTTCTTGATGGACGATATCAGACCTTCTCAGCTGGTAGTGGAACAGATAGGCACGTCTGCTCCGTCTGCATGAGTGATTGGGCAACTGGCGATGTTTGCGAGCATCGCCATGGTCGCATCTACGACAATGAACTCGCAGTCTTTATTACCGGTCAGTTCCGCGTAAATGAAGGCTCCGTAGTAAACATGCCCGCTGATGACCTCTCGCAAATCAGAGCCATGGAAATGGCTGACAATACAGGAAACGTAAGATTTGCTGATGCAGCAACTTGCTTAGTAGATATGGGCACTGTCTATACTACGGATTCAATTTACACCTTTGTGGAGACAGCTATGCCTGACGCTACAGCACCGGAGCCAGAGAAGGTTCTAAACGCGGATAGTTCCGATGCCGATAAGGGCACCGGCGTATTTAATCTTACAGATACCGAGCCTGATGTGCTCGGTCGTCTCATCTTTGACGGACAGGTCGAGGCTACCTCAGCTCTTGCCGATGCTCTCGGTGGAGATACTCAGCTTGAGAGAGAGTGGCTAATCCGTGTTCACGACTCGCTACATAGCCAGTATGACTACAAGCTTCGATACTACGGCGACGAGGGTCTCAACGAAATTCCCCGTGACGTATACAAGCTCCACGGTAGACTACACGAAGTCTCTACCGAGCAGGACTTCCGAGGTTCGTTTATTAATGGTTCGCTAGATAAGTATGGCCAGGATGGCGCTGCTTCAGAGGAGTACCTTGCTCCTTCGCTAGAGACCAAGGATGAGGTTCAGGACGAGGAGGATACATCGGTTGTTGACTCAGCAACCGGGAATGAATCTACTCCAGAGGTTCCTGTGGTCCCTGCCGCTGTGGCTCTATCTGACGAACAGCTTGAGGCTCTGGCGACATCTGTGGCCAGCCTACTTGCGAAGAAGGAAGCTCCGGAAGTCGAGGAAAACACTGATGGCGTACAAGACGCCCCCGAAGCCAAAGAAGAAGCGAAAGAAGAAGAAGAAGTCCTAGCCGATGAGGCTCCAGTGACTCCTGAAGTTCCCGCTGTTGAGGATAAGGCTGACGAAAATTCTGAGCCCAACACCGATGCTCTAGACGCAGCTAATGCAGCGCTAACAGAGGTCAAGGGACAGCTTGACGAAGTTCTGGTTGCTTACGCGAAAGTGAAGAACGTTGAACTTTCTGATAAAAATGGTGATGACAAACTTGTATTTACATACGATCAGTTTGTTACCATTGTGAACGACACGGATGACCAGCCGGTTGCGCCGGTAGAAGATCCAAGTATTGCTTCCTCAGACTCTGAAAAGAAGAAGACGAAGCTTGGCAAATTTGAGCAGCGAATTGTAGATCACTACACAGAGCTTCTTGAAAAAGACGGGGAAGACGTAGCGAACAAGTACCTTGACAGTAAGTCAGGTTATCTGCCGCGAGGCTTCCATCCCAACAACCTAAACGATTAGGGGAGTTATCATGACTGTAAAGCGCTTTGACGCATCTTTCAATACACGTGATGACATTTTTGACCAGATTACACCGAAGAACGTTGTTCAGACTAACGTTTCGGCACCTGCTGGCGAATGGAAGCCCGCTGACTGGCTTCCAGTCGAGTGGACCGGTACTGCATCTCTTGATGCTTTTGTGATTTCTAGCGGCAAGCCTGTCGCATACGATCTCACTGGCCGCATTGTTCCAGCTGGTCTGGCCATTGTTATTGCGAATGCTGCTGCTGTTGGCGGAACTTTCATTACTTATACCTCTACGGACGTGTCCTATGGTGTAGTAGATGTTAGAACTGGCCTAGCACTAACAACTGGCGCCGTTGGCGCCGTAACCTTTGCAGAGCTATCTGATGCGCTACTTGACCGAGGCTTAGTGGCCGAGAGTCTTGATGAGGCGGCTTTCACTACTCCAGGTGTTTATGATAATACTGACCTGAACGACGTGGGTCTTGTTGCCGCGCGCTGGATCTCCGATGCAGTCGGCATCGCTGCTTACGATGTTTACGTGTGGGCCGGAGGCGCGGATCAGAATGATTACGCTGGTCGGAACTTCACGAACTACCAGAAGCAGCACCTAATTCAGTTCCTAACCGACGTTCAGCTAAGGGCTCCGGTCGTTGCTGTGGGAACAGCAACTAGTGCCGCACTCAACACCTTCACCCAGTGGACTGCTAGTGCAGGTGACGGCTCCGTCTTCCCGGACGCTTCCAGTGCCCCTGGCGAGCTTTGGCTCTCAAGTGCACAGCTATCGGGTCTCGCTCGATACGCTGGCTCCGGTCTTAACTCTGTTGCTTCGGGTGATGACGTTATCGCAGTTCAGTTTGAGGACTACCCTCTTGCGGTTGACACCGATCGCACTCCGATTTCAAGCTCAAGCACCGTGCTTCTTCGCAAGCGCAGCTCGATTTCTGCAATTTCGCAGGCTGGCGACTACTGGGTTGACGAAAAGGTTGGCATGATCTTTATTTTCGAGACCGGTGGTAACGCACTGCCTGCTGGCACGGATACCTTTACCTACAGTGGTTACGCTGAGGGTAACGCTGGTGGCCATCGACACATTCACTTCGTGGATATGCCGAAGCCTGGCGACTACGTATCCTTCGATGAGGAGTCTAACCTAGTTTCCCTCGGTCGCGATCCTTCCAACAAGGAAGAGTCAATCGGTCGTGTACTTGAAGTCCAGACTGAGCCACGAGGTCTCCTAGACCGCGTGCGTACAGGCTTCCAGGGTTCCAGCTTCTCGAAGCTAGCCCAGATGCCCGGTACTGCTACTAAGGGCTTCTCAGACCTAATCACACTATCTGACGAGACTATTGCCGATTCGATCGCAATCGTCAACGTCAAGATGTCCTAAGGAGGCGACAATGACTACTCTTAAGCTAACTGGTGGCCACGAGCTAGAGCTTCCTTCTGGTGATGAGCAGGCAGCCCGCTATCTAGCGGACGTAATGGTGAACCGGGGTCAGCTCCCCGATTCCGATGGTAAGGTTCCCTGGGCCTCGTTTGCAGAGACAATCTCTCCAAAGAACCGCGACACTGTTGCGGCTTCTGAGATTACCCCTCTCCTACAGAAGTCGATGGAGATTATCATCCGTGAGCCAATTGAGCCCGAGGCTGTAATCACTTCGCTATTTAGCAAGGTGCAGGCACAGGGTCTCAATACTCAGGTACTTGCTGGTGCACTGGGAGCCGTCTACGCAGGCGACGTCCAGGAAAACGGTACGTATCCTGAGGTAATGTTCCAGATTGGTGGAGCGGTAAGCACTGCTTGGATCGGTAAGAGCGGTATTGCTGCTTCGTTCACCGACGAGGCTCTGCGCTACAGCACCTGGGATATCATGGCGATCAACCTACGTCTCATGGGTAACGCTCTTGTTCGACACAAGGAACAGAAGGCAGTTAACTTCCTCAATGCCCTAGGCACTGAGCTATACAACAACCTAACTCCAGCGACTTCGCTATTCGGTGTAACCACCGGACGCGCAATCGATATGACCGGCAACGGTTCTATGCGAATGGACGACCTGCTACGAGCGATGGCTCATATGTCAGAGGAGGGCTTCACGGCTACGACTCTTCTTATGAACCCACTGTTCTTCTACAAGTTTGTTCAGGACCCGGTTATGCG